CTGCTCCAACTGCTCCAACGTAAACACCATCCGCAGCTTTACCGTCCACTTCTCCACCTCCTCCACTTTGGGGGAGGGTTGGGTGGGGGTGGCACTCATAACGCCTCCGCCTCTCGCCGCACTTCCTTCGCCATCTGTGGCATCTTCTTCGTCTCATACTCACGCGCCAACTCCAGCAATCGTTCCCGATCACCAGCCACCAGGCGCTCCTGCCAGCGATCATTCATCTCACCCAGTATCTCGATCCTCCTCATAATACAAGGTTTCAATTTATCCAATCTCTGCCTCTCACCGTCCACTGTCCGCGTGATCTGCATTCCTGTGTAGATAGCCAGATCATCTTTCATCTGCTTCCTCCTCCGGCTCATACCTCGGGTTCAGCATCACGTCTTTCCCAAAGACCCTCAACTCTGCCCGCTTCGCCGAGTGCTTTACCAAATAGCGCTTCGCCGTCTGCGGACTGACGTTCAATTCGTAAGCCGCCTCCTGGTAGACCATCCCGATCGGGATCGCAGTCCGCCCGCTCTCCTCGATCAACTTCCTCACGATCTCTATGAACCCTTCCTCCGCCGAAGCATTGAACGCCATCAGGTCAACGTGCTTCTGGTTCTTAAAATTACTCTTACCAGCCCGTTCCGCCTTGTCCTTCAATCTATCATTCGTATTCGCCTGTCTCCTCCTTGCCTTTCGCTTCACCTCACGCGGCAGATCAACCAACTCTGGAAAATTTCTACCATCTTCATTGCTCATTGCATCTCCTCTAGGTTTCGGTTTCGGAAAAGAACACACTCTCACATAGGTGCACTCTCTCTCACTCTCATACTCAAACTCACTCTTAAGTTGAGGGAGTAAAAATCAATAATAAAATACCTCCTGTCTATAGTCTGTGGATTTTGCGCCTTTGCCGGCATTACACGAGCGGCAAAGCAGTTGCAAATTCTCAGTCGTATCTTTACCGCCAAGTTTTAGTGGGATTACGTGGTCAAATTCCAGTTCAATTTCAGGCTCTTTGCGTCCACAACACAGGCAGGTATATTTATAAAACACTGACAACGCCAGCCTTACCTCTTCGGTAATAGCTCTTCTGCTTGCCCATCGTATGCGTTCTCTCGCGCGCGCCTTTTCAATATTTGCTTCTCGCCATTTGTGGCCGCGCTCTCGCACCTTTTCAGGATTGGCATGCGCCCACCTCCTGCTTCTTTCGTTTACCTTTTCAGGATTGGCATGCGCCCACCATTTCGACCACCAATTGTCGCATGTCCTACAATACGTCCTAAGCCCATCCCCTTTTGAGCGATCTTTGTTGAATTCACTCACCGATTTTTGTTCTTTACATTTTGGACATCTCTTCATGGCTATCCTCTTTCCCGCGGTATAGTTGGGGTGGGCTTCCATCTCTCTATCCAAATCTCCATCGCCTCGGCAATATTCGTGCCTGGTGTCAGGTTCAGTGGTTTCAATTCCTCACGGATGCCCTTCCATATCTCGCCCAATGGCGGGATATTGCTGTACTTGTTATTACAAATGGCATACTCCACGCCTTTCTTCAACAATCCCAACGGCACTTTCCTCAAATTCTGCGCGTACATGGAAAATCGCCTGTCGTTCAGCGGTTTGTTATCCAGATCCTTACCAATTGCCTCCCATAAACTATAGATCACATCCAGCCATTCTTCCATTGCCGCGCGCTTTATCTCTGCCTCGCTCATTACCTTGCGATACATGGGCTGCCCCTCAACCCACGCAGCCAGAATATAATCTCCGTCCTGATCCTCTCTTACTTGGTCTATGTCAAACATCCTCCGCCTCCTCTCCCCCTAAACCCGCACTTGGTCTTTGGGTTTGGGGGGATGCCGAAGGCAGGGGGGTATGCCACTCCCTCACCCGCAGATCCTCAGGCAGGTCGCTCAACTGATCGCGCTTATTGGGATGCCCTCCCAATTGCTTCATAAAGAATTTTATATCCAACATCCGGCAGTCCTCTCGTAACCAACGCGCCCAATCAACATTCATCGGTCGGCATCCCGCCCCGCTTTCCCCGCCGCAGATTATCCAATCCAACGTTGATTGTAGCGGTGAGAGTCGCACAGGCCCAAGCATGGGTTCAACCGAAAGAAAGGATGTCTGGAAACAAATACCCAGCAACACGTCCACTCGTGCTTCTAAGTATTCCTGGCTCTCCACACTCGTCCCGCCCCACACATTCGGGTGACGTGCCAGCCAGTTATCGAATATCTCCCCCACTGCATCCGTGCCCAGGCTGAATATCCTCTCTGGTCTCTTTGTCAAGATCAACCAGTCCAGGTTCGGCGTCGCATCCATCAACTGAAACAACTCCCCGCGCCAGTCCGCCACCTGTGAGTTGTCCTCGAACACATCCGCCATACTCGCCACAAACACCCGCTGACGGGTGGGGCTAAATAGCATTTTGTGTGGCAGCATGTGGACCAGGTCTGTTTTTCTGTGCTCATCAATATCAGCCTCTACTCCACGCCAACCACATAAAAAGCATTCAAACCATTGTGTCTTATTCCACTTCAACGGCTTCTTCCAATACGCCGCGCCTGTCTTCACCCTCTGCGCCGCCGGCCCCCACTCCGCCATGTTGTAGCGCTTCGAGAAAGACTCCGCATAACAATGCACACAGCCCGGGCTGACCCGCGTGCATCCGATCCACGGATTAAATGTACTGTCCGTCCACTCGATCTTGCTGTTCTCTGCCATCACTGCCTCTTCTGCTCGTTATCACAATGTTCACGCCAACCCGATTGCCTGCCAGGTTGAACGTATCTGAAAAACCGTTAATATAATTCCAGCTGTCGTCCTTTAGTACGCCGGCTTTTTGTAGTCCGTCGAGAATGAATTTCCGCGCGAACGCAATATTGTCGGGATCGAGGCGTTTGTTGGGACACAGCCACATAAAAGCAATATGCACTGGATAATCCTCGACAGGCGGTACACCAAAACAGGCCCACCGAACACGTTCTGTCTCAATTTTCTTGATCTTCGCCGCCAGGTATTTATTCGTCCTCTCAGCGCTGATATATTCGTTGCAGCTTGTCAGCGTATCGGGTATAAAAATTACACTCATTCTCACCTCGCTTACCTTACTGGCTACACGCTGTTCAATAAGACAGGCTGCACTTGTGCAAGCCTTCGATGCAATCGCCTTTAAGAATTCTTACAGTCACAAAGTCCTCCGTGCTTAGTCTCTAGTCTCTAGTCTCTAATTCTTACCCAGCGGTTCCACTTTGGCAGTCACCGCCAACCAGCCATCAAAAAGGAGGAGATACTCTTCAATGGCGCGTGCTCTTCGCGCCACTAAATTCATTTCTCTCCCCCCAAATATCCCGCAGGGTATTTGGGGGGATGCCCGAAGGGCAGGGGGGCGTCACATCTTCAACGCCAACTGCCCGCCGTACTCAGCCTGCAAATTCTTCGCCAGCCTCCGCGCATTCTCCAACTGCGTCAATGCCCGGTTCATATTCCGTTCCGCCGCCTCCAACCCGTCCTCCAGGCTGGCAGCCCACCAATAGCCGCTGCTCGCGCTCGAACAGATCAACCCCCCTGCCAGGTTGATCTCCGGGATCGCCGCTCTTAGTTCCCGGTCATCCAAATTGTTATAGGACTCATCCGCTGCCGCCTGCACGCCGTACAACTTCAACAGCAGATCCTTTTTCTTGATCGCCCTGCCCTGCCCTACATGATAGGTCTTCATCAGCCACATCAAGCGTGTCTTCAATTCATCTTCCATGGCGCACCTCGCTATAAGTGATACAAGTTCCGCATCGCCTTCTTCGTCTTCCGTCTGCGGTTGTGTGCCGCCTTCTGGTGTTGATCCGCATACGCCTTGTTGCGCTCTGTCTTATGCGCCGCGTTACCGGGAAAGTGAAAATCATTCACCAAATACGTCTTCGACTGCGCTCTCTTCTGTTTCTGTTTCTGTTTCCACGGGAACCATTCGACCAGTGAAGACCAAAACGACAACATGATATTACTCAACCAACTCATACATCCGCCTTTTCTTTCTTCTTTGCCATCGCTAGTTTCATTCCTGTGTCCCTTATGATAGGGGGGCTAATACCATTGACTCAACATATTCCTTGAACTCCTCCCTCGGCAGCACCTCGCTCAACGCCTCCGTCTTCACTGCCCTGTCAATCCGATCCCACGCCGCCTTCTTGCTCACTCCCCATCTCTGCGCGGCTATACCCAACGCCTCTTCACACCTGGCTTCCAGCCACTCTTTGGGAATATTGACAGCCGGCTCAACCGGCTTCTGCTCCTGGTGCGGATACATCAGGTCAATATCCCCCGAGTTCTCCCGCGTCGTAACCACGATCGTGTCTCTGCCATTACTCGCGCGCCCGGCGATCAAGACCACCTCCGCGCCCTTCCATTTGTTATAGTCATCCGTGCCTGCAATTTCCATCATCGCCCCCGCCTGCGTCTTGTTCAAGATCATGCTCTTGCGCCGGTTCACAAAGCGCAATATGATTTTCTTCTCCGGCTTATGCGCGCGAGGGTTGATCACACTATCCACCTTCACGCTCTCCACCGTCACCACATGCGCCTTGTCCTTCAAGTCATGGGCGTCCAAATAAAATTCGTACAGATCATATACTGATACCATTGTCTCTTCTCCTTTTTGATTTGAATTACTTTGTCAATTTTATTTTTCATTCACCACTTCACCGTCCGTCACCCCGCCCTCTTCAAGCATGAATTCTGAGCGTGTTTCGAGACGCGGTTTTACCATTGCTCCGACAGTGGACACAACGCCATTCGGCAATATCCACTCAAAATGAGACAGGAACACGTCTTCAAATGTGAGTAGACCAAATTCCACGGCAACAAATTGAGCTTTCAACCAATCATGTAAGGCTCGGTAAGTTGCCCGCGCCATTTGTTCCTGCCTTTCCTGGGGCAGTTTCCCGTAAACCATGCGTCCGCGCCGATAGGTTGCGCTTCGTTTTCGTTTGGCTGGCGGAGCTTCGGGAATGACCATGGATACGCTGACAGTTCGCATGGTTTTATTTACTTCTTTAGCAAACTTGACATTCACGTTTCGAGTTTCAAAATCCTCCGAAAACTGAACGCCTCGCACGCCAAAGTTTATGAGTAACTTTCGGATCGCTTCCTGTGACCGCGCAATCGGGACGGTTGTATTTTTATAAGCGTTTGACATAAACCCTCCACAGCCCATCAAAATACAACGCCACGCCGGTCATCACCAGCACCAGCACCACACCGGGTATACTCATCGCCACCATCCTTTCGGATAAGCAATAAAAACATACGCAAGCGGCAATAAAAACCATCGCCGCCAATCTTCCGGGTATCCAAAGAATAAGATCAGCACACCCGCCAATCCGAAAACCCTTGCAACTATCACGCTAAACTTTCTAAGTTTCATCGCTACCATCCTTTCGGGAAAATAACAAAACCATAAGCAAGCAGCAATAAAAGCCATCGTCTCCACTCGTCAGGGTATTCATAGAATAAGATACCCACAGACACAAATCCGAAAAACACAACCACACCCAAAATACTCATGCCGCCTCCTTTCCTTATAACTCAAGACGACTTTCTAATGAGACAACAACATCAAGAAGGCGTTGAATTTGTCCCACTTTATTCGCAAGGTTATTAGCGTATTCGCAAAGTATAGGAACTTTGTCACCACCGCCTTCTAGTTGGGGACCTTCTTGCAAAGCAACTTTATTCAGCCGTATGGACAAACTCTCTACGGCTTTACCCAGACTTTCAATTACATTTTGCAGTTCATCCAATTGCTTCGGGATTTGCAACTCACGATCGTTCATTTGGGACTCCTTTTACAAATTACTTCCTAGTTGCGGGAGTGGGATTCGAACCACACGACCTCGTGGTTATGAGCCACGTGAGCTGACCTCTGCTCCATCCCGCACCGTTATACTTACACTTTCTCTACCGCTCCATACCTCTTTGCCACTTCGATCTTGTGACCGCTCAAATCCAGGTGTTTCTCCTGCGCGCCCTTCCCATGCACCGCGGTCTTCAAACGCCTCGCCATCCGCTCTAACTCCCGCGCGTCATCCGCAGTCAACAACCCGTATTGCTTCGTGCCACTTTCTTTTCTCAAGAGCCAGAACATTGTTCCCTCCCAAAAGCTATTCCGGTTTCGTATGCTTTTCTCATCATCTTGTCCAGTTTTGTCGGGCGAAAGCGGATCGACTCATGCCAAGCCCATCTGCCAATCCGAACCATAAGATTTAATGGAACAGGATAGCAAACACCATAATCTGACCAATAATCCCAATAGGCTATTCCATAAAATCTTGGTACTTCTACACCCTGGGGAACCCGTTTACTTATTCTCATTTTTCTCACATTATCCTCACATCGGTCTCGTCTTCGCGCCCTGGCTTTCAAGTAACCTCAAGATCACATTCGCGCTCGACAATATCCTTCCGATTTTCTTCAAGACCGCCGCGTCGTTCGTCATCTCCAGCGCCTCTTCCGCCTGTCTCACGATCACCTGCGCTTCCTCCGCGCTTCTGTCTCTTGCCTCCGCCGCCTGGTACGGCCACGGCTTGGGTTTATCAGTCATCCTTACCTTCTTCTTCACCCCCCTCTCCAAACGCGCTCTCCGTTTGGGGAGGGGTCCGGGGTGGGGTCTCTGGCTAATCTTCCGCTTCTTGCTGGCTTTTCTCACCGTCGGCTTTTTCATGGGCTACACTCGCATCATGTTTACTTTCCACATCCGCTTCTTCCGCTCTTGCCACCCTCTCCAAATGGCGTTCTCCCATTTGGGGAGGGGCTGGGGGTGGGGCTGTCAGAGTTGCAATCCTCTCCTCCAACATCCTGATCCGCAGCCTGCGCGAACTGTATGCCGGCACCAGCGCATCCTCGTTCCACCACTCATAAAACGACGACTCGCCCTCCAGCTGCACACACCGCCTGATCCCGTCATTCTCGTCCGCGATCTCAGCCACCGTCCTCGCCAGTTGATCCGCGTCCTGCATTTTCCGGTACTCGTCAGACAGGTACTTTCTCTGCTCTCGCAACTCGTCTTCGCTCAGGTTTATCATTGCCATCACTGCTCTCAACCTCTCGCCCTAAATGCGCCAGCATTTGGGGGGATGTCACCGTACTCGGTGACAGGGGGGTCAGGCTGGGGTCCCAATCCATCACAGCCAACACCAACTCACCGATCCCCTCCCGCGCCCGCTCACTAAACCTTCTCTTCCGTTTCGTCATCGCTCACCTGCCACTGGAAGCCCCGCGTTATGGGGAAGCCCCGTCTTGCGGGGTTGACCATAAGGATCATACGCATCAAAAACCTTCTTCAATTCGCGCATCGTCACCTTGCTCTTTTTCTTCTTCTTTCTTCCACACCCGCACCACCCCAACGCGCGCTCCTTCTCCGTAAAGATCGGCGCGCCGCATCCCCGGCAATTGAAATAAACTACCTCACACACCCGAAAGGAATGCACCACCGCTCTCATCCCGTCACCTTCCTCTTCCCTCCCCCTAAATCGCGCTCTCCGATTTGGGGGGATGTCACCGTACTCGGTGACAGGGGGGTCTTGGCGCTCCTCTTCCTCGCCTCCTCCGCCCTCTCCCGCGTGATCAGATTATCCAAATACAAACTATCACTGATCCGCCTCCCAGGTATGCTCAATGCCAACGCCTGCCTCGCCAGCCACTCGATGTTCGTCGGCGCCAGACTGTACCCTCGCACGACCTTGTTCTCTTTCATCTTTTCCGCCATGTTATTTCCTTTTGACATTTCAATCTTTCCTCTTGACAACAATATAACCGAAACCTTTCAGGTTGTCAAGTGGCAATTTTATAATTCCCATCGCTAAGTTGTGTTCAGGTAATATGGATTTATCCTATGGAAACTAACTTCCCCGAATGGCTTCTTGCCGAACTCGAAAAACGGAATATGACGCAGGCTGAACTAGCCCGAAAAAGTGGCGTCACCCCTCCGCAAATATCCCGCATCCTTTCTGGTACACGTGGCACGGAAGGAAAAACCCTGTCTGCCTTAGCCCACGCCTTGAAACTTCCCCCGGAAGAAGTCTACCGTGCCGCCGGCCTGTTACCCCCCGAACCCATCGAAACCAAACTGACCCGCCAGATCACCTACGTCACCGCCCAACTCCCGCCCGAAGAACAGCAAGGTCTGCTCGAATTCGCCAAGCTCCGCCTGCGCCTCTCAGAAAAGCAGGGAACCTATGAAACCCGAAAACCTGCCAAACACACTGGCTCAACTAAATAAATGTGACCTCTGCCTTGTCCTGCTCTGCGCCCGCTGGCTCCTCCTGCGTTATCTTGCCGGCCTGCTGCGCCCCATCCACCTGCTCATCCCCGTCACCCTCGCCCAGGTCGCCCTCTTCACCCTCACCGCCCTCAATCCCGACACCTTTATCCCCGCCTTCGCCGCCGGCAACCTGGCTATCACCGCCCTCGCCCTGCTCCCCTCCACCATCCACCGTCAGGGCAGGCGTTGCACTGAGCCTGTCGAAGTGGAGGGGGTCTAAGCATGACCGAGATGATGAACGATGATGAATTGACTGATGATGAGTGGATTGATCCACTCCATTATCGCTCCGTAACCTATGCGGCTAAGCAATGGCACGTCAACTTTGCAAAAGCCTGGTTCAAAATCGATCAGGCAGTAAGAGAGAATAAATTAAACAACTACCTCCCTGCCATTGAATTCAAGATATACATCAGTGTGGCTGCACGTGCCAACTGGATTGACGCACTCGATGAACGTTCTGTAACCTATGCGGCGGAACAGTGGCGTGTTCAACAAGCAACAGCACGGGCGCGTATCAATCAGGTAGTAAAAGAGGAGTCATTAAGTAAATATCTGCCAGTAGACGAATTTAAGGAATATGTTCAACTACATGTCAAAGTAAGTCCCTCACCCCAACCTGCCACGCGCGCGTCCCAGCAGAAGATAATCCCAGCTAGTCACCCATTACCTCCACCACTTTCACCTCCGAGATACTCCATAGGGGATTATTTCAGCATGGCTTGGATAGGCGTTCTTTATACCGGAATGGGAATCTTATTTGTCTTGTGGATATATTTCTTCTTCGCCAGCCAAAAAAGCCCGTCATCCACAGGTCCCTGCGCCAGCGTCGCGCCCGAAGATCGAGGCGAATGTTTGGATGAATACTATGCTCACCCATCATATGATCCAGGCGGAAACTACACGCCCGAACCTGACGATCCGTATGCCCTCTGTGACGAGAACGGCTGTCCCTGGGACAATGATGGCATTGAGCCTGGCTGCAACATCAAAGGCAACATCGCCTATGACACAGGCGAGAAAATCTACCACCTCCCCGGTCAGGAATTCTACGCAGTCACAGTGATAGACACAGCCTACGGCGAACGCTGGTTCTGCACCGAAGAAGAAGCCCGCGCCAACGGCTGGCGCAAATCCCAACAATAAACCCCTCTCCAAATACTCCGCCGCCCTTGCGGATATTTGGGGAGGGGCAGGGGTGGGGCAGGGTGGGGTTAAAGCACACCGCCCCATTGCTGGGGCGGGGCTTGTACATTAGGCAACGAAATGACCATGGTGATTTTGTCTCCGCTTGCGCGTGTGAATTATTGACGCTTCAAGTTTCCTTGATTCTTCAATCATGCGCCAGTATTCACGAATACCTTTTGACAAATTACCATTTGCGTATTTTTTATAGTATGTGATGGTATCTTCATCAAGCGTTACTTCTACTGCAACCATAGGCTTTTCATATTGGGTTGGTTTCCCAGCCCCTTTCCTTGCGCCACCATGCTTGACATAGACACGCTTCCCGTCTTTTACATAAAAGACCTTGTGACCGAATGACTGCGCCCATGTTTTGGCGGTTTCAAGTGCTTTTTCAAAACTAACTTTACTGGTATGGAATGTTTTGCAACCCTTGTTATCTTCGCTGTAAACCGTATATTTTTTTTTGTTCATCTCACTGCTCCTTGTTTTATACTTGATATTATACTGATATTTTCAAACTTGTCAAGGGTTTTCAAGTACCAATTTTCAGCAACTTTCGGAATGCAAGCCCAACTCAAGTTGTGCAGCAGGCTTCCTATAAATAGGATAGTACACATGGTCAATAACTTCAAGTAATGGAATGAAATGAGATTTGCAATTTGGTGCGCAGTTAGTTCAAAGGCTCAAGCCACAGACGACAAGGTTTCTCTTTCAGAACAGGAAGCCAAGTGTCGCACTGCGGCAGTTTCAAAAGGATGGACGGAAACCAGCGGACCTTACATTGTCCCAGGAGAAAGCCGCACCCGTTTCGTAAATCTCCGTGATGCCGAAGTCGCCATGCCGGCCCTCTCCCTCATGCTCAACTCCGCCCAGCATAACGAGTTCGACGTTCTCACCCTCTACGACTACACCCGCCTGCGTGAACTGCTCGACCCCATCGCCAAAACCCTCTCCGCCTACGGCATCCAAATCTACTCCATCTCCCAACCCGTCGAACCCCTCCCCCCCGATCAATACGACTCAAACGAAACCGCCTCCACCCTCCAGTTCGTCGCCGGCTTCACCTCCCGTACCGAGATCGCCGCCCTCCGCCGCCGCTATAAACTCGGTATGCCCCGCCGCATCTCCCAAAAAGGACTCCCAAAGGGACGCGCCCCTTACGGCTACCGCAAACCCCCCGGCATGGAGTTCGACCCAAACGCCATCCCCGCCCAGGACCCCGCCAAAGCCGATATCGTCATCAAGATCAAAGACCTCTTCCTCGCCGGACAATCCCTCTGGCAGGTCGCCCATCACCTCAACGATCTTTCTATCCGCACACCCTCCGGCGGATCACGCTGGACGGATGTGATCACCCGCCACATTATGACCAACCGCTTCTACTGCGGCGAACTCCACTTCGGGATCACACGCCGCTCGACCGACCCTCGAACTGGGCACGTCACCTTTATCAATAACCCACCCTCGCGCATTGTCAAAGGCACAGGCGCGCACATCCCGCTCTGGGATGCCGCCACACAGCTCCGCATTGATGCTGAGTTCTCCCGCCGTGGACGCAAATACACAGGCAAGCGCACTCACCGCCTCTCCAACCTGCTCTACTGCGGCATCTGCGGCGCGCGTGTCTACGCCAAATACAATGGCGCCATGGCGCCACACCGCCGCCGCTGGGTCTGTAAAGATCACCGCGCTCACGTCAACATCCTGGATACCGACCTCCTCCCCCGCGTCGCCGCTCAACTCGTCCTCGAATTGCAGGATCTCGAAAACATTCAACTCCCCGCTCCTGCCCAGCAGTCCCCCCACCTGGCAGAAACCGCCGCCGATCTCACCGCCCGCCGTAACCGCCTCATCGAAGCCTATGAAGCTGGCTCCCTGCCCCTTGCAGATTACACCTCCCGTGTCTCCAGCCTGGATGTGCGTCTCGCTGAAATAGAATCCCAACTCACCAACACCTCCCTCGCCGCCTCCCGCCGTGCCGAACGCCTCTCCGCCCTCGACGATCTCTCCACCCTCCTCAATAAAATCCCTGCCTACCTCCTCACCGCCCCCGCCCAGGAAGTCAACACCCACCTCTGCCACATTCTCCAGCGCATCACCATCACCCCCACCGCCATCACCCTCACCTTCCTTCCATAAAAGCGGACTTCCGCTCAAGCCTCGTGCACAGGGCTTTCCGTCAGCGGAAGTCCTAATCAATAGGGGTTTCAATGTAAAATGCAGGGCTTAGAGTGAGGGGGACACCCTAACCCCTGCGCCAATAGTATATCAGAAATTCTTATTATTTCAAGCCGATGAGGGAATATGGGTTTCCTGACTAAAAAAACGCAATAAAAGCTGAAGTCGCAGGCATAAAATTTACACCGACGCCCCCAATTGCCCACACTCTCGTGGAGTTAAGTGTTTTGCTCATCGTAACTGTTGTCGCGCCATTCTCGTATGAACCAGACCCAAACAAGTAAGACGGATCTCCACTGCTCACGACAGTGGTTTGCCCCGCCCCCTCTGTTATAACCACTGCTCCAGCGTCTCCGACTCCGCACATCATTTCTACAACAATACTCCCAACTTTGGACGTAACATTCACAGTCGGGGCTGTATTGTTGCCAGTAGCCCCTGCGTATGTCCCGTTTGGAGTGACAAGATCACAATTTGAGAACGATATTCCATATCCGATTGTCCAACCGTTCGCCATTCCGGTAATTGATATTGTGTTAGACCCCGTGGCTGGATTGTTCAATCTATATATGAACATCATCCTAGTGGAACCCGTAGTTGTTCCAACTTGCGTGGCAGCTACTCCGTTATATGTTACTGTGGGGGCGGAGGGATCATTACAACTAAATAGTATAAAAAGAACATTACCCGCAATGTTATTATGCGCCCAAGACGCAGAGGTTGTGTCAGTTAGTTTTATAACACTTGAAGTGTTGTCTATCATGCCTGCTCACCCACAGCGATTACATCCCACTTACTAGCGGCGGAATTATAAACAGCCAGAAAATACTGTGTCTTGCTAATCACAGTTGTCGTTTTTAACGTTACACCAACAGCACGATAAATAGCGTTGTAGGCCAACGCCCTGGCTGTGCCGTTATCAAGTATTCTAACCAAAAGCATATTGCCATTCACTGGCGTTCCACTTGGAGCGGCGAACGTAGCCGCTTCTGCCAGCGCGGTCACCGTGAATAAGTTGCGCTCGTAACTGCCAACAGGCGCAGGCGCAGCGGAAGATGCAACAGTAGTTGCATTGGTCAGTCCCATATACAACGTATCCAGATATGTTTTCAGCGTTGCCTTGATATTCGCCCATGTGACGTGGTTTAGTAACCCGCTTACGCTATCCCAAATCCCCCACCTGTCTGCATCAACGGGAGTTGTTTTGGCTGTGGCTGTGTTAATGGCATTGTGTACTGACTTCGGCAGAGTACTCCATCCCAGCGTCGCGCCGGTATATTCAAAATAAACAGAGTCCCCTTTCTTGACCAGGCTCAGGTCGGTCGTGCTTGTCCCCCCGTTCACCAGTGACCCGTTCCTCCCGATCGTCACCTTATAAGTAGCGTGCTCCGCCACCATCGTCACGCGCACCTTGTTCCCGGCCGCCGGCGTGGCTGGCAGCGCGATCTCAAAATCCGCGCCCGCTCCGCTTGCATCCACCAGCACATGATCGTTGTTGATCGCCGTGTATGCCCCCGTCTTCACCGCCGTCTGCACCAACTGCGCCAGGTCAACCGTCTCCCACGCCATTTTCACAGTCTGACCCAGCCGCGCCCGTAAAATATCTCCCTCCACGGTCGGTTGAGCAATCGTTGCCGGCGAACTTGCCCCATCACTGCCCAACAACTGACCCGCCTCCGTGAAGGTAGATTCCAACATCCCGCTCGGGATCGAATAATCCTCGATCCGCACCACCCTCACTACCTGCTCTTGTAGGGCATACGCCGCTACCTGTTCTTTCAATATGGCGTACATACTACACCACCCTCACGTCGCCGATGGCGAAGGGCGTCGTGTTGCCTGCGCCGTCGTCGTAGACAATACGCCGCACAGCCGACGTGAAATCGTATGCGTCTATCTCCGCCGCTGTCAGTTTAGGGTTGAATTGCCCGTTGGAAGGCGTGTGCACAATCCGCCCGTTGGCTGTGCTCAGGGTATCGTACACCTCCCCGTTTGGATGACTCTTCCTAATCGTCATCGTCATCGAGTAGCCCGTCGTATCTTTCGGCGTCACCCCGTCATCCGCGCGCAATAAGATCGTCTGACCCCAATCTCCGCCGCGCACCAGTATCGCATCCCAAATGATCGGGAATCGTGTAATTATCTCTGTCATATTTTTTCTCCTCTCCCCCTATCCAGAGCGGTAGCCGAAGGATGGGGGGATGTCGCGTCAGCGACAGGGGGGTAAGGCTCACACATACAATTGATCTCTCAAATAAACATACACACTTTCCCGTGTCGGCGTCTCATCCGTGAACCAGGCGATCAATCTATATTTCTTACGCCTCGCCACTTCCTGCATTTGCCGGCGATCCTCTCGACGCCCGGTATGGAACCATCTACCCATTGGATCAAGTATGGTCCACCTGCCAGGATTATGAACCAGGAAGTCTATGATGTTCCCGCCGGAGCGAGTCCGCCCGCCATACACCGGCACCTGGTAATCCCAAGTCCAGCCGGTCTCCGCCACGATCTTCTCCAGCGCCAGGCTTACCCACCACTCATCCTTCGAGTCCGCCACCTGCCCGAGGATATAAAACGGCGGCTCGTCTTTTTCATCCTTCAACTTCTCAGCCCGCACCGACCGCGCCTTTGGCTTCAAGATGGATGCCTGCCTCGAAAAACTAAACAACTTTTTTTTCGCCATCTCAATCCTCTCCCCCTAAAACTTGTCCTGAGCGCAGCGAAGGATCTCATTTTGGGGGGATGTCACCGTACTCGGTGACAGGGGGGTCGGCAGGGGGGCTGGGGTTCTAAGCATCCTGGAACGTCACGCTCACCACATGCGCATCACTCGTGAACTCACTGCCGCTCACGGCCTTGAAGCCCACCTGCCGCTGCGTGCCCATGTTCATCATCACCATTTTCTTATGACACAACGCGGACACAGACTCCAGCAGCAGCATCGAATTATTCGAGGCGTCCCCCCAATCCTCCAGTGTTTGCAGCTTCTCTGCCGCGCTCATATTATCCTTCTCGCGCAAACCCTTCACCTGCTCGTCATCCTGCACCAGGCACGTGAACGGACCGTAGAAACTCTTTACGTCCACCCTTACCACCGCGCTGATGATGATCGCTAAAAATGCCGCTGTCTTGGTCTTGTCCCTCGTATAACCTCGCATTCTAAATTTCAAACGCCGTCCCGCCACACCGTAAATATTCGTGAAATCCACTTCCTGCGTCGGACTGATGGAGAAAATATCCTCGATCGTGACCCACTCTGTATCGTCCAGCTTGTAATCCAACTCGATCCAACAGATCGGTCTACCTGTGCTTGCGTCTGTTTCCAATCCCTCCGTTTGCAGTTTTAATTTCTTCACCAATTTCTGCACGTCATAGATACCCGCGTGCATCCAGCACAACTCCACCGACCATTCCGGCGTATGTTCATAATTCGGGTCTTCCAATTCATTCGTGCTGTCGCTTGGGAAAGGCAGATAAACCAGGTCATTGCCCTGGTACAACCACAAACGATCAAGCACCCCGCCTGGGATCACCTGGAAAGCCATTGCCAATATACGTTGACCCTTCGGTGCGCGGTAGCGTTCATGCCATCCACCGCTGTCCAACACGGATGAATACCCACTCGCGCCTGCGTCCACTGCGATAAAGAATTTCCCCGGATAGCCCAGCATCGCAGAGATCGGTCCCCGTCGGTTGGCAGGCAGTCCCTCGTCCAGGTTGGGACCGACGGACAAGAACTCTCCGGCGTAATATCGCACCAACCCCTGCTGCACCGGGAAATACAAATAGTAGCCGTAGCGCATCGGGTTCCTGCCGTTGTATGGCGACCGCACGGTTTTCATTTCATTGATGTTGGCAGGTATCGGATTGCCGCTGCCCGGTAAAATAAACGGTAAGTCCTCCTTGAGTACCCATACGGCTTCCGCCCCGCCCCCGTCTGGATATTCTGCCAGTCCATTGATGCGCCTGTATTTGCTGTCCACATTGACCGCCGCGCTCCAGGTCAATGCCACGCCCCAGGCTGGGATGCTGGCATTGCTCGATGTAGCGCATGACACATTCCCGCTCGCATCCGAGTTGTTGGCGATCACGATCTTCTGCGCCTGCGGCTTGTAAGCCATGAAGACCGCCTTCGTGCCAGCAGTCTCATCAGCATAGCAGTCCGCATGGTTGAAGTCTTTCCACGTGCCCGCATCGTTGAACGCCCTCAACCTGCGCACTGTCACGCTGTCGCCCATGCAAAAATAGATCACTCCCGTCGTGCTGACCAGCACGCTTGTCACCGGCGCGCTCAATCCATGCCCTGTGATCTCCTTCACCTTTGTTCCCAATATTACATATTCCGTGGTCGTGTCGTGTGTGATCGTCCAGGCTGTATCCAGCGTCAGGCTGTTGCCATCGTTGGCTGTCACTGTTCTCCATGGTATTTGTTCCAGTTTGCCTAATCCATCTGTGATCAACACCACGCTCCCCACCCATTCGTTGGTCGTCCAACTCTTGGTCGCATCGAGTAGTTTGGTCAATTGCCCAGTGTTGGCATCCGCCGCTCCTCTGTCGCCCACCATCACGATCTTCGGCGCGCCGCTCACGCTTGAGATCACAAAATACTGTCCCTCTTTGTACTCGAACGGGATGCAGGTCTTGTCGCTGTCTGCGTCGGTCAGGCGAAAATACAGATCAAACGCAGCAGCAGCCGGCGTGGTTGTGAACGTGCTCGAGGCGTAGGTCGTACCAGCCGTCTCCTTCACCGCCACCCGCCAATGTTTCTTTTCTTCATCCCCTGCCGCTCCGTATATCACCAGCCAGTAAAAAGTTCCAATCGTCAACACCTGCGAAAGCGTCTCATTCAACCACTCGCTCAGGATGTCCGCCATGCGCGTATAGGATACTGTGATGCTGGTCTGCAAAGTGTTCACCGCCCCGGCATTGTCCGAGTAGATCGCCACCGTCAGATCCCCAGGCACGCCCCTATTGCTGATCAAATTCCAAACCCGCGCTGCCGTGTAATTCGCGCTTGCCTGAAAACGTTTATAGATATATCTGTTCGTATCCGTCAATTTCACAAAATCCACACTGCCCGGTATGGATTGATCCTGGCTCCTCAGCCCGCTGGCATACTGTTCCAACGGCCCCGCATAGGCTTTATTCGCCCTGCCCGATAAACAACGATAACTGTCGAAATACTTGGTGTTGTCCCTCTCGAAATCCAACGCTCCCCGCCCGCCGCTCAGGTCGTCCTGCACAATTGGGGAATAAGGCAAATCAAAAATGTCGTAACTGCTTGCCCCGCTGGTTTGTTTATTCGCCGTCGTATCCTCAGGCTGTTTGACATCAATATCTTTGGCATACAAACCCTTCGGCGTCCCATCCTGCTCGCAGACGGTCAACCCCAGTCTTTTGCCTGATCGGTTGCTAACTGCGAAGTGATGAGTCGGATTGGGCTCGGTCGGGGATACACGGATCTGCGCCATCTCTTAGCCTCCCGTCTGCACGATCACATCCGGTCCGCCCAGTCGCGCCGCCTTGCCCTTCAACGCATTCAAGACCTTGTTCAGCCGCTCTTCGATCATGTACTCACTCTTGGCTCCATATTCCCCCGCCCCCCAAAACAGCAGCTCCCGCGCCGCCGCCAATACCAGCCAGTCACGGTTGATCTCCACATGGATCGTGTCGCCATACGCGCTGATCTCGTCATGGTTTTTGCGATAAAAGACATGGATCACATCGGCATCCACCGGCGCATACCCATAATCAAAACGCAGTTTCCCCATCTTCTCATGCCAGTGCGTCGAGATACCCTGATACCCGGTCACGCTTGGTCTCTCGAACTCCACCCTTTTCACATCATAAACTCCCGCCGGCAGGCTGAACTCCAGCGTCTCTCCATCCCCGATCAAGGTCTCATCCTCGCCCGTCACGTGTGTCTCGTCCAACGCGGACTGAATAGCCGCCAATACCTGCTCCCACGGATATATCCCCCGCGCCACCGCATAACGTGGACCTGCCACCCCAGCTATAGTGTTCGCGCTTGTCGGCGCAGCCGTCAGTCCTGTGCAAGTTCCATTGTCAATACTCACATTCAAGGTCGTGTCGTTCGCCCTGGCGATCTTGGTCGTCAGGATCACAGCCGCCCCACTGCCGCCAATGGTAAAGAAATTGTTGACATCTGTGTCCGCCGCAAAAGCCGTGCGGATCTTCGTCGCCACCTGCGAGGCGGTATCCGTATTCAACACCGCCACACTGACCGTCTTCGGGCTGTTCACCATGTTCAAGGCAGTCACGATCACGGTCGCATTCCCGCTGCCCGTCACCGTCCCAACCACAGTCGCGGTCTCCACCTGCTGCACGCACAAAACAGAAGTCAAAGGGTTGAAGGTCAGCTTATTATTCGCGTGACCCCTCACCTTCAGCACCTTGCTGGCGTGTGCCAGGTTCTTGATCCATAACGTCCCGCGGTCGTAGTATTGATTCGGCTGAATCAATAACTCCACGTCCTTCAAATACGTCGCAGAGCCGTCCGTCGCCGTCCCCTCCAGCACGTCGGTCGCTTGCTTCATTACTTGCAGCGAAATGTCATAGACTGTTGTCATTTCCTATCCTCTCCCCCTAAATCGCGTTCTCCGATTTGGGGGGATGCCCTTTAGGGCAGGGGGGTCAACTCGTCACATCGTCCACGAACGCCTGGATGTACTTGTCAATAAACGGCCAGCGCGCATGAAGTATTTTGCTTTTCATAAATTCAAAGTCTGCATCTTCCAGCTTCAGCACATCCCCTTTGCATGTATCCAGCGCATCCAAAATCTTGATCGAACGTCTGATCTCTTCGATGTCCGCTCCCTTGTCTCCCGAGGGCGCGCGCATCAACTCGATGATCTGCGCCTTGTAGGATAGTTTTACCGGCTTCCCATCCATCTCAACTTCAACTATTTTCAAGGTGATATTTTTCATGGGGGATTCCCTTCAAAAAAAAGGGACTGTGCATCTCTACACAGTCCCCACTAATACGAACTATCCAGACGCACTGGCAAACATCAACCACACATCTCCAACGCCAGCAAGATAGCAGCGTGCGGCATGTGAATAATTTGCCTCGGTTACGGATGCAACAACCATGTTTCCAGCCCCAACGGTATGTCCAACAATGGACATCAAGTAGGCTTTGTCGTCCACTATTCCCATAGCAGTCGCATTACCGTTATTCACGGCGCGAATGTATGCCAGGGAGGTCACAGCGGAAATGTCAGCGCTTGCCTCACCGTAGATCTCAGCATTCAGCACGGCATACGTTCCGCCCGCCGGGACAATGGATCCTTTGACGTACAACTGCGCGTCAACGCCCACGCCCAACCCGCTCACGTAGCCGGTTGACCCAACTTGCAGGCTGATCTGCGCGCCTCGCGCGGTTGCTACAGCCGCGGTCAGGTCGGTGAATGCACGGATGCACTCGCCACTCTGACCCGCGCCCGAAAGGTTGTGCCGCAGATAAACAGAGCGGCTATCTCCACTGGTCGCACTCGATTGAGTGCGAAGTTCAATGAAGTTCTTACTAGCAACGGCGGTCGTGGCAGGGTCAGCGCTTGTGCCTACACCCATAAGCAGGGCGTTGGCAGGGTCGGCTCCGCCAGCCGCATTGAGTTTGAACAACTCTTCAGCCAGGGTGGGTCCCTTCAGGTGGATCTTGCCCTCTGTGCCCGAAGTATCGAGCCATAGATCCTTACCCGTTGGAGGAGCGATCTTCCATACGTTATCTAATACATCAATTTCAGGCATGGTAGACCTCCTTTAGGTCAGGTATGCGCCGTCATAGCGGCTGGCATTATCAATCCACACCTTCGTCGCGCCGCTCGAAAAACCGCCACCACCTACGTCAGTGATGTTCAACTTGACCAGCAGGTAATTGTGCAGCGTGAAAAACGGAATAGCAAAGTGCCCGGCGGCTGTGATCTGCTTCATGTTCTGGTTGTCAATCTCCGTGCTGCCGTCATCGTTGAACTCCAACTCCACGTCCAGCGTGTCGGTTGAAGTAATAGACGGGACAACCACGTGCAGCCATAACGGTTTCACCATCGGACCAACCAGGACCGCTGTCAAAGACTCGTCGGCGGTCAGGTTGCTTGTCCCATCGCGTAAAACTAAATTTGTATCCATGTCATTTCTCCTTTTTCCTCCCCTCTCCAAATGTACTCATTTGGGGAGGGGCAGGGGTGGGGCTTACGCCGCTGTCCAGTTGTAGGCCAATGCCGCGGAACGTGGACTGGTCATGAATAATCCAGGCGAGAAGCGCACCACCGTACGGTAGTTCACGCGATCTTCGGTCATGCCAACATCCTCTGCGGATGGTTTTTCCTGGCACCAACCCTCAACATACGGAGCGCCAAAGCGCACACAATACATCAGGCTGTCTGTGCTGCCGGTCAGGGAGGTGATGCCGGTTGCCACATCGGTCAGGATTTCAGTGGATTGATCGTAGGTCGTGCCCGCGGCAATCACTTTGGGGCCGCCCGGACCGTAGGTGGTGAACACGCGCCCGAGTTGGTCTTTCGTGGTGTCAAGTAGTTGGGACGAACGCATTGCAGCGTTGAAGCGCCTCATCAGGGTTTTGCCCATGAAGAGCACCTTATCGCCGGGGTTGCCGTCAACCAGGCTCAACAGTTGATCCACCGCATCGAACATCTTGTGCTGCCAGCTGGTCGTGGATGTATCAGGGGATACATCCAGGTTCGCATCCATGTACTGACCTGATCCCAGGTCATTGATGATGCGGTACCACATGCCCACGATCGCGTCTTCGTCTGTGCTGGGAGTGTTGTTGAAGAAGGCGTCATTGAACGCAAAGGCTGCGCCCTTCATGATCGCCTCGGTCTGTGCCGCGCGCAGGTCAATCAGCGAGGTGGCTTTCACGTACTCATACGGTACGTCAATCTTCGCGCCCATGAAGAACAAACGTTCCTCGATGGGTTCGGGATTCACCTTGCTCTGGACGAATGACTCGCCGATCTTGCGCCACGGGATATTGCTCAGGGAATTGAAGCGCAACACTTTCTCGCTCAAATTGCCCGAGGTACGGAACTTCAGCATGTCGAGGATCGGACTTGCTTCTCGCCATGTTCGTGCGACTGCTTTGTTTAGGTTATCTGGCGCAGTACGCTCGTAATCTGCCAGGGTAAATTCATTTGCCATCTGGATTCTCCATGTTTAGATCCTCCAGCCTCTTGCCTACTTTTTGTACGCCTTATTCCATAACTCATTTGCGCTTGAAGCAGGACTTGCGCCGGAGGTGTTGCCTTCTCCGCCTCCCGCCACGCGGGCTGCGGCATTCTTCCTCTGTGCTTCCAGCCGTGCAGCCTTTGACTCTGCGGCTTTGATCGCTGCGCGCTGGACCTTGACCAAACCCTGCGGTCCGTCAATCGTCCACGCTACGTCAATGGCTTCCTGAAGTCCTTTGAACTCCGGATCATTGGCTGTTACAGCGGTCCCAACCTCTTCAAAAACTGCGCCGAGATAACCGTTCAATACCTGGATCGGATCACCAGCTACAGGTGCAGGCGCTCCCGTCTGCGCCGCCGGCTCAGAGTAGGCATCTGTTACGATGTCACGCCTCGCCTGCTGTACCTGTTCGTCTGATAGTTTCAACACACCCTTGCTTTCTTCGAGCGCGCCAAACTTTTCCTGGATCCGTTGATTGATGCGGTTCTCACCTTTTGCCACCTGAGACTGCGCCACTTTCTTTGCCTCTTCCCGGGCGATACGGCGGTAGTCTTCAGCTGTAAGCGGTTTTTCCGTCTGCGGTTCTGCTTGAGGGCTCACCTCCTCTGCGGGGGTAGCTGTCTCTTGAACTTGCGCTTCCTCGGTGATCTCCTCGGTTGCTGCTTGGGAATTATCGTCTGACATGGTGATCGTGCCTCCTAGCACGTGGACAAACTCGTGTTGAGCCTGTCGAAACAAAAAGAGACGGGTCTCAGCAAATCGCTGAGACCCGTCTCTTATGTCTGTCGGTCAATAAAACTATTCGATTGTCTCCCTCTCCAAACCTGTCCTGAGTGTTAGCGAAGGATCCCATTTGGGGAGGGTCGGGGTGGTACCCCTTCTAACAAAATTATAGCACAATTTCATGCTCTTCCCCTAAATCGTCTTCTCCGATTTGGGGGAAAGCGGCGAAGCCGAAGGGAGTAATGTCAATCAGGTGGGATCACCCCCACCGTCTTCAACCTGAACCAACTTGTATGGAATACTCTCTTGCCGTTCTCAACCGTCAGGAGCGGAGTGCTGTGTAACTCATTGGATAAAAACACTTCTACCCCGCGTGGTTCGTAGAACATCCCTGCTGTTATGTCGGGAAATAACTCCAGGTCGTTCTTGTTCATCCACAACTCGGTATTGCGGATCAGCGGGAAATACACGTCTATCCCTTTGCTCTTGACGTAAGGGTTTATCAACTTACCTCCACTGCTGACTGCCACTGCCTTCCAAAACAACCAGGGCTTCAAATGCCAGTTGTCAACCGCCGGGTTCAGGTCGGCTGTTTTCATGCGGTAGTCGTATGAGACTAGCCGGACGTGCGTGTCTGTCTCTTCTTCGTAGGCGATGAAGTTGCCTCCACAGTGAATGCTCTCAGCTCGCGGCGTCTTGATCTGATTTCCCTCACCGTCTTTATACTGAATGTTGATCCACATCGCCCCCACGGAACGGTTGTACGAATACCCATCGGGCGTGTTGATCTTCTGCATATATTCCCACCAGGGATTGAGGACGGGGATCGTATCTCCCTTGCCTGTGCCTTTCGGCTGGTCTTGCATGGGCACTGCGTCAGGATAATATGTGATGTTGAACTCGCCAGTCTCATTGGGTATCACATGCTTGACTATCGCGAATTTATAGGGCGGCTGAACAGGAGCTTGCCGTTGCTCGAACAACCGCGACTCTCCCTCGGTGTGCAGGATGATGCTGCGCATATTACACCGCCGGGAAGAAGTCTTCCGTCTCGCTCGTGCCGTCTGCATAATGAGAGATGACAGTCAGATACAAGATTTTCACCTTCTCACCTGGCACAGGTGGCACAGGTGGCGTGCCGACCAAACTATACTCAGGTCTGCAAATCTCACCACCCAAATACACTATCGCCATCCATGCAGGTTGTGCAATGGGCATACTGTTGACCTTTATAACCCGCCCCCATTTGTCGCCTGCTTTGACATACTCCGCTGCAACGGTCTCGGTAAATTCGCGCACCAGGTCAATCTCAACCTGAGTACCAGCATTGTATGAATTCAGCACCTTTGTATAAGTGCTTGGCTCAACCCGCAGTCGCGTGCCATCCCACTTTGGGACGATCTTTCCTGTTACGTTATAGTCATTGTATTTTGCTGCCATCTTAGTCTCCTCTTTCAAATCTGATGTGCCCGTGTTCCGGGCTCTGCCCATCGTTTGTCGTAACGAGCAGTGAAATTACTGGTTTAGTGGGATTGGAAGGTGTATCCGACAAACCAAATCGTTTATTGAACGCCTCCAAATCTCCGTTGAAATAATTCAGGTCAATGTTCTTGCTCTCCACACCATAGGGTTTGCCATCCCCCTTACTGGTGTACTGCCAGAATAACCAATCTGACTCTGCCCATGGCTTCGGCACCAGTGGTTTATCCACGCCATAATTCGCTATCCACAACGGATACTGCTTGAAGTAATTCAGCGCAGCAATTGGGATGCCGAGCGACATGGTATTCTCAACCCAATAGTAATAAGCAGTGTAGATCGCAATCTCTGCCTCTGTCAGTGATTTCATGTGTTCAAGAAATACATACCAATGGTTCCAGCCTTTATATGAGCCGTTGTAATTGTCTTCAAAGTCTGCAAACAAAGGCAGCTCAGGCGGATCGTTCTTGACCTGCAACGCGAACAACTCAGCCTGATCTTTGGGTTTGGCACGGCTGTCGTAAAACCAATACGACCCGCGCGGTAACTCGGCTTGTCTTGCCGCGCTCCAGTTCTTTGCAAAGTACCTGTCAACCCAACTATTTTGACCCGCCCTGATGATCACCCCGGCAGCGCCATTCAGCCGCATCACATCAAAATTCACACCCAACGGCGTGGCAGGATCGTCCTGGTAAAAACTTACATCCGGTGTAATTACATTTGTCATCTCACTCTCCGTATTCTTCTCCCCCTAAATCGTGTTCTCCGATTTGGGGGGATGTCGCCGTACTCGGCGACAGGGGGGTCATTCTCCATACATCATAGCCGGCGCAACAACATTATCCAGCCACGATTTCAAGTCATCCATCGGCATCCCCTCCACGATCCACTGCTGCTCCAGCGCCTTCATCGCGCCGCTCGGCATCTTCTTACCAGTGTAGGCATAGCTGATCACATAATCCATCAACCCTGGCGGCCACCCGCTTGTATCCACCTGCTTGAATACCTGCCCGTTGAACACAGGCACGTACTGCGGATACTTCTTGTACCAGGCGTCCTTCCAATCCCAATACGCCTTCAACCCGGGCGTCTTCAAAAGATAGGCATTGCGCTCGCTCTTCGGCAGTGCATAAAAGCCCGTCTGCTCCTCGTAAAAATTCGGGAACTTCTTCGTCCGCTGGCTGAAATACTCATCCGTCACCATCGTCACTGCTTTGTCGTAGTAATTGATCTGCGGTGCGGGCTGGCTCAACATCGGCTCAGTCACAGGCGTCTTCGGGACCATGCCCTTCAACCCGCGCACCCACGTTACTAACTGCTCCATCGTGTATTCTGTGCCAAGTTCACCATCAAAGAATTCCTGCAAACCAAGCTCGGCTACCGCCTGTTTCCTATCTGTCGCTCCTAATACCCCGTAAGCATCCCACACCTCGGAGACAAGGAATTGCTGCATCCGTTCTTCCGGGTCCTTACGCAATGCCAGGCGCGCAGAATATTCAGGGTGATCGTCCCAGAATTTATCCATCGGCTCGTCGTTGCCGTTATTTTTGGCTTTCCACGCCTCGTTGAATTCCTGCTTCAAACCCCTGTATTCCATCTCGGCGGCTGGCAGTATCCCGGCAGGATAGAGCGAAGTCAGCAGCGACCCAACTATCTTATCCAGCGAGGCATCGTGAGCCGCCGCATACAACGGAGCCATGCCCGGCACCTTCAACATCAGTTCGTAGCGCACGCGGTTGGTCGCCTCTTCGTACAGCGGACCTGTCTTCTCGATCAACGCCTTGTATACTTCCTTTGGATCGTAGCCATCCTCCGCCGCCATGTTCACCAACTGCCGCTCGATGTAATACTCGCCCCACTCCCCAAACTCACTCAAACTCAATTGCTTGCGCGCGTAATTCTCAGGTCTAGCCAGCAGCCCGGCAACATCCCCGATCCACTCTGAGGACGTGCCTTTGAAGGCTGTTTCCATTGCGGACCCCACTTTAGTGATCGGCAATTGCCCGGAAGGCCACGAGGTATTGATCCCGCCCAGCTTCTTCCCGGTCGCCAGATAATACGGGATGGTCATATACAAAGCCGGCGAGAACAACATCGAGAAGTAATCCGCCCCGCTGTTTGTGTTCTCATTCTCCGCCTTTGCCTGCGCCAGCGCCCGCTCCCAAATAGGACCGCTCTGTGTCTGCATGGCGTTCTCAACCGCCCCCTTGCTGTTCGGGTCGGCTTCTGCCATATCCCGCAGGACATACATGGCATTGTTGATCAGGTTTTGATTGTCGCGTTTATAGGCTTGTAACGGCTGGATGAACTGCGTGAACGGCACCAATTGGTAGGTCGGGTTGAACCACACCCCATCCCCCGCCCAATCTGGCATGAAGGGCGTCGGCAGCCAGAGTTTCCCACGCATCCGTTCCGGCAGGTCGTTCTCGTAGGTCTTGCGCAGGTTCAGATATCGCACATACTGCGAGACGAATGCCGGCCTGTCCATGATCCGCGCCATCCAGTTCGCCGCGCTGCGCGTTCCAAAGAACTCATATGGCACGAACGCGCTAAATATCTTATCGAACCCATACTGGCGGTCATAGTTCAGCAAGCCGTACTCCGCATTCACCTCGCCCCATTTACTAGCTGCGTGTTTGGCGCTTGCCATCTTGCCGCTCAACGTCCCCAGGTATTGATTGAGTTCCCTCTGTGTCTGCGCGTCCATGTCCTTGAAGGTGTAACGCCGTTCTGGACTGTTCGCGCTTTCCTTCATCGCTTCCAATGCCGGCCTGATCTGGTCGCTCCACCCGTCCTCGAATATCTTGGTCGCATCCATCCGGCTGGCTAATTGATCGTATGCCCCCGGAGCCAACAGTGGCAGGTCTCCGCCATCCTTGAACAATGCCCGTGGGTCGCTCGGCGCTTCCTCGAAGAGCGGTGATTCAGGGTCGGTCTCCAATGCGCGCTCAAACCCGACGATCTCCTGCGCCTTTATGTAATCTTCCAACACTGCCAGCCGCTTGCTGATTTTCTCCTGCGTTGTGATCAACTGCGCTTGCAGCGCTCTCGGCGCGTCATCCGGCACAGCCTGCTCCAACACGATCAGGTTATCCTGTATCTCGATCAGTTGTTTTTGGAATTCACCCAGGTGCGCGCGGTCGGATTTCAAGCCGATGTATTGCGCCTCCAACTCCCTCAGCCGTCCCTCTACTTCTGAAATGCTGATACGAGCCGCCTCCAACAACACCCCATCCATAGCCATATCCAACCTGCGCTGGTTTAGCGCGATCTCGCTGTCTATCACGCTGTTTTGCGCGCGCAACACTTCCTGCTTTACTCCATCCAATCCGCCGCTCTGCGCCACTTCTTCGGCGCTGAGAATGTTTTTACTGCCATCCGCAAACTTGATCTCCGCTCCCCCGCCTTTGATTTTCTTGACCGTTGGCGGCGTCATATTCTTGCGCGCTTTGTTCAGCCTTTCGATCTCGGCTCTTGCTTCACTCGCTTGTTGCATACGGACAGGCGTCTCAGTGATCCTTTCCGTGATCTGTCTCCGCGCCTCCAACACGCTGCTCACCAACTCAGGCGTCAGGCGCGGGTCGTCCAAACTAAGATCACGAATGCCGCCGTATTCCTCCTTGCGCAAGATCGCAAGCAAAGAGACGTTATCAACGTTGCGGTTGAATGGCGCGTCCAGGTATGGGTATCGCTCTGCCACCTCCCAAATGGGAGCCAGACTCTCAGCCCTCTGCCTGGCAGCTTCCACCCTTCTCTGCTTTTGCGCCTCCGCCAACTCCTTAGCAGTCGGTGTTTCCTTTGCCGGCACTTCTCCGATTATTGACACCTCTTCCCCTAAATCGGATGCGCTTCCCGATTTGGGGGAAGTGTCCGAAGGACGAAGGGGGTCAGGGGGTGGGCTCTCCTCCCCCTTCCACAACTCCGCCGCCCCCGCCATGTCCACCTTTGTCCGCTCATAATACGCAGCCTGAAACTCCGGCTTGAACCGCTTCCACGCATTTGCCCTCTGCTCAGGATCCATCCCTTTGATTGAATCCCTGAACGCCACGATCATCTCATGGATGCCCGTCGAGGCTGCCAGCGTCTTCGTCACCCAGGCATTCGCCATCACCCCCGCCGGCTCCCCGTACTTCGCGCGCATCTCATCCACGAACAGGTCGTTCATGCCTTCCTGGATCTTCAAGACCTTGCTTTGCTCTTCCGCAAATCTTGTATTCAACTCCGCTTCCAGCGTATACCACTCCGCGCTGCGCGCCTCCCTGCTCGTATACTCGGTGTTGAAATATCTCTCGATTGCCCGGCTCTTCTCTTGAAAATAATTGCGTAGGATGGTCTGCTGATCACCCAATGACTTTAGGTAATTCAGCCTGAACTCATCCTTGAACCCCAGCCCTTCTGCCACGCCCGTATAAAGCATCGCCTGCCGTGTCTGTGTCCTGCGCCATACGGTGTCGGCTTGTCTTGCCGCCTCGCCTTTGATCACCCGTCCTATTTCAAAATCAACCTCTGCCGCTTTTGCATAAGCCTCGTCCCAAATCTTATCCACTTCCAGGCGCGTTTCAAAGGTCTGCAACGCCACTTCGTTGAAAACCTGCATCGCCCCGCCGTGCGCCTCGGTCTTGATCTTATCAATGTAATCCTGTATCTTGCCGGGTATCTCCTGCGCGATCCGCCGGTCAATATAGTCCTGTACCTTCTGATCCACCCCATCGAAGACCTTATCCCGTTTCGCTGGCGTGTCTGCTTTCTCCAACCCCTGGCGCAGTTCATCCACCACCCCCATCCTATCCATCAGGGCGGTCAGTTCACCCGGCGTCTTGCCTACCTTCTCAGCCGCGTCTGCTATGTAATTCCCAATGTCATGGCTGGTGGCGCGCGTCTTCAAGATTTCCAATTGTTCGGGTTTCAAGATCGAGCGCGCGTTGCGGTAGACCAACTGCGGGTCCATGTTGTATTCCCTCAACCGCGCCTCGAGCGAGGCAGGCATCCGGTCAAAGCCCCTGCCCTCTATCCAGTTTCTCCCCCAATATTCCTTGACTCCCGAATAGATCATCTGCTGGTGATGCGCCGCGTTGAACCGACTCGCCGCCGCTGACCTCGGCAGGTAGCTTCGGAAGAGGTTGAGCTTGTCCGCCGCCTTACCGACGATGCCCTTGTTCTCCTTCATGGATGCCGAGAGTTTTGTCTTCTCTGTTGCAATATCTCCCAACAATCCAGACCCGCCCGCCAGCTCAGGCCACACCCCAAACTCCTGCTTGAAAGCGTCTATCGTTTTCCCGCTGGTCAATCCCAGCGTCCCCTCTGTCAACAGCATGATCCGCTCGTTCACAAAATCGTTCAGGATGCTGTACGGGTTCACATCCAATAACAGCAGGGACTGCGCCCCTTTCAACAGCCTCAGACTTTCATCCCAAACGTTATGATCCTTTACCTGAAAGTATTCCTTGCCCCAATCCTTCAGGTGGTCGTACATGCGCTCATTGATGCGTGCCATAAATTCGATGTCGTTCAAAGGCGCTGTCTCCAGCGGCTTGAAGGTCTGCTTCAATTCGCCCGCTGTCAGTTTGCCCTCGTCAATCGCCTTCAATAATGCCTTCGCCTCTGGCGTGTCTGTGCCCCGTAGTTTTTCCTTCAAGCGCTCGAACATCGGGCGCGCGTCGTCCTTCAAGAACCCTTCCAATACCAGCTTCGGGTCGTCCCCGATCATGCCGGCTATATTGTGGAACTGTTCGCGGTTTCTCGCCAGCGCCTCGTATGCCAGTTGATCCGCTCTCAGTTTCGGCAGCACATCCCGCGCCGCGCCGATGGTCGTGTATGCTTCGGGACTGCCCATGAATTCCGCGCCTGCCTCCCGCAGCGTGACCATGTCCATCTTGCTTGCCGCTTCGATCACGTCTATCATCGCCTTCGGGTCGGTCTTCCCCGTGGCAAGCGACCAGTCGAACACCACCTGTATATTCTCTGTCAGTTTGTCGCGGAACAAATTAGCCCTGGCTTCGGGTTGTAGTGACCAAAATCTCTTCCAGGCTATCGGCAGGTTTTGAGATAACGGCGCGCCCTTCACCTTCTGCGCATTCGGCAGCAGTTCCTTCACCTTCCCATCCGGTGTCACCCCCGCAATGATCCGCTCCCCCCAGGTCAAATGCTTTGCAACATCCGGCACATCCACGATCAACTTCCTAAACCTTCTGCTGGCTTCGTTCCACGGTATTACCATGCCCGACATGCCAGGTGTAGCTCGGTAGATGTCCGCCTTGATCGTTTCGATCTTGAGCCGCGCCGCCTGTACCTCGCTCAACTCACTCAACCCCGCCAAACTCTTGACCCTGGTCTCGGCGATCTTCGCTTTGGTTCTACCCACCACAGTCGGCAATACATTCAACGGGTCATAGATCGCACTCAGCATGAAGTCGCTGGCTACTCCCGAGATGCCATACACCCGCTGATATTCCGTCCATAACGCATCCGCGCTCTCCCCATTCAATATCCGTTTGACCGCATCGTCCAGCGTATACCCCGGCTGCACAGGCACAGTCTCGTTCTCACCCAACACCCAGACCTGGTTCTCCTCCTTCACCAGTGGCAGGAAGGCATTGATCGCCTTGATCGTATCCTTCTTCTGCGCCAATGGCATGTCGTCCAGTAGTTTTTCAAGTACCTTTGTATAAGGCTGTTGCTTGCCCGCCAGTGACTCATAATAGACCTTGCCGGCTTCCCAAACCGCCTTCCTCAACTTCGGGTCGCTGATAAATTGTTCCAGTCTATTCGCTTCGTTGATCGCCTGGATGGTCTTGAATGCTTCTACTGCCGGCACGTTATAAAAACTTGTATCTTTGCCACCGACTAGATAATCAATCACTCCCCCCACCTGCTCCAGCGCAAATGCGCCAGCCATGAAAGGTTTCAACATCCACTCCGAGAAGGATCCAACCGCATTGAGCGAGGCATTCTCGTTACCCTTCAGTTGCGCGCCGTATGCCAGCCCCGTTATGCCTATCGCCAGCGGTAAGGCTTGTCCGCCCGTCAGCAATGTCATCGCCGCTCCCTGCACCAACGGCGTGGTCTTCGGGTCAGAGAGTACCGAGAATGCCACCGGCTGCCACCATTGCAGGTCCTGGCTGCCGTATGTCCCGCTTTGATTTTTACTCCACAACCCCAATCCCTTATCACTCAGGATCATGCCCTGCTGTCCGGGCGCGATCACCTTCGACATGCTGAATTCTGAATTACCGGTGATGGCTTTCTTCTGCTCCACCGTCAAACGTGACCAGTCAAAATCCCCCGCGTATGGATTCAACTGCGGTTGTGTATAGTCCTCTGAATAAGTTGGCTTACTGACACTCTCAACCGGCGCCCCATTCCACCACGAATACCTCTGTTGTTTCACCACCAGCCCGTTGTCCGCTGTCTTGTACTGGATCGGCAGTTGAGGTTGCCCCGCAGCCGTAGACCGCGCGGCGATCTCAGCCGCACTCATACCTCTATTTTGATAATTCAGCAGCCCGGCTTGTTCAAGGTCTCGGTCTTTCTCCCATTGTTTCCGCCGGGCTGCCATCTTCCTTTCACCCACCCACTTATATTGCGGGCGTTTTTCATCAAGATAGAAATCCTCCTCATGCCCCTGGAGGCGCGCCATCTTCCTTTCACCTAACCATTGTTTTGCCATGCGCTATCCTATGATAAACACCCTCCCCTAAACTTGTCCTGAGCACTCGCGAAGGATCTCATTTGGGGGAGGGCAGGGAGGGGGTCAATCACGCCAATTTAAGCTGTACAAATTGTCGTACATATCCTTCAACCACTGCGGATAATCTCCGCCACCATAACCGCCACCGCCGCCGTCTTGCCGATACCTGGTCCAGTTGCCGCCATACCTGGTGCCAAAAGGATCAACATAATCTGTCTCAGGCAGCGGACTCACATACCTTTGTGGTCCTCGCGCCATTTGCGGTGTCACATGCTCCCTCACAAATGGGCGCGGAAGGCTTCCCACGTTTTCACGAGGGGCATATTGTCGAACATCTTCCGAAAGTATCGGAGCCTGCGTAAAGTTCGGCACGATCGCATTACCGCCTCCCAATCCCGTTGGCATACCGATCCCGCCCACACCTGCGAATAGATCAATATAACTTTGTAGAGGGTCTTTAGCCCAGGCGGGCGCTTGATAACTCAGTCCTTCCTGTCCAGTGCGCGGGTTGAATACACGAGTGCGAGGTATCACATCATCCCGATTTGCCGTCCGCTCCATCACGTTTGCGCGATGAAACGCCTGCCCTTGTGAAATCGAAGCCGGCGTGTTGAAGTTCGGTACAGATGTTACACCGCCTCCCAATCCCGTCGGACTGCCGATCCCACCCACACCTGAGAACAAGTTCATGTAGCTTTGCATCCAGGCGGGGGTTGCCGGCGCAGCCTGATATTGAGCCTGTCCCTGTGCAATCGAAGCCGGTGTGTTGAAGTTTGGCACTATCGCATTGCCGCCTCCCAAACCAGACGGAGTGCCAAGTTCATTCAACTTATCAAATGGGCTCCTCGGCGTCACCCCTCCCCCTGCTCCGCCTCCACTCAACCACGCCGGCACAACAGGCGAAGGCGGCACATAAAACTCCTCCTCGTCTCTCTTTCTCTTAAACGCAGGTGAGTACGCAGGCGCTTTGTACGCAGGCGCTTTGTACACAGGCGCTGCCTTCTTGGTCGGTGCATAATCATATTCTCTTGGCATTTTGTTCTCCTTTATTGGCTATCCAATCACATCCATCAATGCGGCGTATTCCGCGGATCCTTCACGTTTGAATTGTTCCTTCATCTCCTCCGGCGTGGACATCCACATCCGGGTGATATCCTGTATCATCATCGGCTCGATCAACTCCTGCATCACCTCGCGCAAGGTTTCCTGCACCTCCGCCGTCGCCTCCAACAGTAAATCCCTCAGGTCCATGCTCATCAGCGTCTCTCCTCTGGCGGGATCATCGCGTCCACCTGCGGCAACTGCTCACCACCCTGCGGCATCTCTCCCCCTATGGCGCCGTTCTTAGCGCCATGGGGGGATGTCTGCGCAGCAGACAGGGGGGTATCTGTGGGTTGGGCAACTGTTGGTGGAGCGGCTGGTTTCATCCCCAACGCTGCCATAATATACGGCGACATCGTCTCCGGGTTCTGTATGATCTGCATCAAGATCGCATCCCTCAATGCCTCCTTCTGCACCTGCTTGGTCATCTCCTGGCTGTCTGAGATTTGCAATAACTCGCTGTGCTTCCATTCCTTGCTGACCAGGTTCCCCAGGTTGGTTGCCACCGTCGCGTTCCGTAATTGATCCTGCGGTAGTTTCGGCTCAAGGCTCACATCCAAGTCCACATCATCCGGGATCTCTCCCGCCGGGATCAGGTCATTCTCGATGCTCTCATGCTTGATACGCTGTAAGATGCTCAGGAAGATGTCACGGAACGCCATCTCTATCGCCCGTTGTTGATCCACCATCGGCAGTTTGCCCGCGCTGGATAACATCGCCAAGCCAGAGAAGGTCGCAGTGTTTATGTTCTCGCCCAATGTCTGCTTATAGATCGTGCTCTGCCCGCTTAGTTCATCCAGTAGATTCTTCCACTGGAATACCACCGGGTCAATCACCTTGTCATCCACCTGCTTCGCATCCGCCACCAGCATCCGCACCATGCCCGCATTCTTGATCTCCAATTTATCAGGCACGTTCTCCGGGTTGACCGATAACAACGGACCCAACAATCCGCGCGTATTGATCGCCGTGCTGATCGCTGTCAAGAGGGCATTCTCACGCTTATCCAGCCGGCTCTTTGCCTTCGCATACAGGAAGGATTGCATCTGCTTCTCTGGCTTATTGAACAAACTCGATCCCCCCGCGTATCTCTGCACGATCGGGATGCGGTTCAACCCGTGCGTCACCGCCAGCAAAGGGGTGCTGATCCCATCCGCATACACCAGCCTGAACTCACAGTCGTACACATCATGCACGGTATAGTCCTGGTCAAGGTTACACTCCACCCCCCAACGCTCCTTCAAGGCGCTTCCAAGCTTGTCGTATTTCCAACTGTGCGCTATCAACCCAAACTCCCCCCAATCCGGGTAGCTCTGCTCGGCATTCAGTGTGCGGATCAGGAAGGGCGTGCGTAATTTGATCTCCTCCAACTGCGCCGTGCGGTATTTATTATCCTTGTTCACTTCCAGCACATCATCCAGGCTCTCGGCATACAACGTCACAGGACCGTACAGCACCGCGCTCAATGCCGCGTCACTCTCCACCCGTGCCCGCCGATACTCTCCGCTCACCCTCAGTATGCTCTTCAACGCATCTTCGATCTTGTCTGAGTTACTGGCTTCCTCGCCTTTGCTTTTGACCTTCACATGCAAGTCGGACGTATCCAGTAAGCGCACCATCCCCACCACCTCGTTACGGGAGGAAGGGGAAATGGTCACAGCAATATCTTTCTCGTCCACGTTACCCCAATTTGGCTTGCTCTCATCCTCCATGAAGTACATCTCACGATAACGGTCGTAAAGACTGGTCAACCCGCCCCGGCTGCTCTCGACCCGCTCCGCCAGTTTCTTCATCTTCTGGATTTCTTCTTCCGTCATCTCTCTCGAGGACGTGATCTCGTCTACCTTCTCGGTTTTCTTTACCATATCGCCTTCACTCCTCTCGCAGGATGCACGGTCTTGGTCTGCGTCTTGGTCGGTTGGTTTATGTTCGATAATCCGTATCTCAGCATGTCATAACAATTATGAACAAGCACGCCGTTCGCAAAGAACTCGTGTTCGTCCATCACAGTTAGGTTGTATACGTCTTGGTGATTATCGAGCTTTTGAACGTCGCAAACTCGCACCACACAATCGTGAGCATGTCTGTGTGTCATCATATTTATTTGTAACAAAATCTTTTCCGCAAACTGGACAAGTTCTCGAAACATCATCCTTGCCGCTTCTCCGCCGCGCCGCAGACCTGCAAAGCGCAGAGCAATAGTGAGCCTTTCTTTTGAAGAGCACTTGATATTCCTTTTTACAAAAGTTACAAGCAAGCGTTTGTAACACGCGATTTTTCCATGCAGACTTTGTGATCTCTGAATGCCATTGCCTGCCAACTTTCGACTTGTGCCACTTTGCTGCCAACTTGCGTATTCTATCCATGTGCTCGACGCCAGGCGCATGTTGTTTTGAATGAGCGGATAGATGGTCATGCCTATTGACACATTCAAGGTTTGTAATATCGTTATTAAGTGGGTTGTGATCCTTGTGGTGAATGTGATGATCTTCTGGAATTTCTCCATACACGCTCTTCCAAACTTCTTGATGAAGGAAACCAATACCGCGCTGCCTGTAATTGCCACTCGGCGAATAATATCTCTGATGCGTCTTGTTTTCAGAGCTTGGGTACCGTCTAAACTTGTATCCATTAAAGATAACTGTGTCGGTTGGCATAATATATTCTCCTTCGTGATGATCACATCACCATGACTAAGAGTGTCAAGATTTATAAAACCACGACCTACAACGTAAACAGGATGGTTGCCAGTCCCAATTACATAACGACCATCACTAAAGGTTGCTTTATAAACTACCGAGTTCTTTTGTTTTAGCCATGCACGCGTTACCATTTTGTATCCTTTGCGTGTCAATACCATATCTGTTGCAATCACCTCCTCAATCGGCTTGTCGCCTTTATCGGTTGTGACCAATGTTCCAGCCGCTATACAGTCGTCACCATCCACCTTCTTCACATCCTCTGGGTTATGATCATCCCGCACCAACGTCCTCATGCAGGCGAACACTTCGTAGTAAGGCTCAAACACCTGGACCATCGGCTTGCCGTCCAGCGCATCGAATAACAAGCGGTCAATCTTACGCTTGCCATTCAACCGTTCGTTGTCGGCTCGAGTAAGCAGCACCCCTTCCGCTTTGTATTCGTCCACACTGGTAAAGACCTTGTTACCTTGCGTCTTCCGTGCCCACATATCCGGGCTGGCATACGTCACAGTAATGCGCTCATCGGCTGCGGTCATGGAGTTCATCAACACGGCTTGCTGTGTGTCGGTCAGTTCGCTCTTCTTGACTGCCTTATACACATACAAACGCTTCGTCGCAGGGTCCACCGTAAACCAACCCGCCGCCCACGGATGCACAAAACCATAGTCCAACGCCCGCCACCTCGCCCAATGTTCAGGGATCTCGAACGGTTCACATGCAATTCGATCCTTTGTCCAACCAGGGAATGCCTGCCCTGCAAATAGACTCCAATCGCCGTATCGCAGCGCTCTCGCAATCTCCGGGTCTCTTTGTGTCAGCCGGCTCTCATACTCCGGGTCAGCTGCCACCCCGATCTGGTTGTCCTCCAGAAAGGCTGGGATGAAATACACCTGCGCATTCTTACCGTTCGGGTTCTGTACCAGTTTCAAACTCTCATGCTTGCCGGACTTCTGCTCCACGTCGAACACCTGCGAGTACCACTGATGTCCGATATTACCCGGGTTGCTGGGCATCACTGCAAAAGGTCTGAAGCCTGTCGTCTTTACATCCCCACTCGCCCGGTTACGGGTTAGTAAATAATCCACGATGAACCAGGTAAAGTGTGTTGCCTCGTCCAACAACAGGATGTCAATCTGCTGGCTCTGATAACTGTACACATCCTTCTCGTTCTGGCAGTGACGAAAGAACACCGTACTCCCATTCGCCCATTGCCACTCCTTGCCGCCGTTCGTATCCTTTGCCACATCCCCAAAGACTCCATATGCTTTCTGGATGCTGGCTCCCGGTCCGTCCAGTTCAGGGTACGTCCTGCGGAAGTAGGCGATCTGCACGCCCGGCCACAATTCCGCTGCCACACGAGCCATGATCAACATGCCGTAACTCTTGCCGCCGTATGCCGCCCCGCCAAACCCGATCAGACTCGCCTTTGCCTGCTTGCGCTCCCCGGTCGCCTGCCACATCGGAATCATCTGCCCGCTGAACTCATGCTCCCCCGCCGGCACACATGGAAATCCGCACGCCTCAAGCAACCTGGCTTGCTTTTCCTGCACCAACGGGAAGAACTGTGGAGACGCCGCCGCCGGCATCATACCTGCCAGGAACAAGTCTACTGAGCTCCTCGATAAAATTCCGCTGTCGGTCTGGATCAGTGACATATTTCTCCAATAATCTCATCATGCCGGCTTGGATAAATCTCACCTCGGCAATCGTCAACGCTGTGTCGTTGCGCACCTTCGCAATCGTCGCCGCCGTCCGCACCACATCCTCCGCCAAAGCACTGACGTTCTTCACGTCGCCGGCTTTCACGGTCTTCTTGCCCGATACCACCTCCACGTACTGCGCCAACAACGATCTCTGCACCGCTAATTCAGGCAGCAGATCCAAAGGTTCCTCGTCTGCCGATGCGCTTGCAAATTTCTCAGCCAGTCTGCCCCTGAAAACCAGCGCATACCGTCCGTGTTTATAGTTCGTGCTATCGGGTCCGCTGGGAGTTGCACCGCCATGCAGCCTGCATCTCCGCTTGTTTGCCATCGGCGGCTTCTGGCAGGTTCGATCCTTGCCTCGAAGTTTCGCACCGCAAACGTTCTTCATAGGGTTTCCTCATTCTCTTACTCACCATCAGGTTTCCTAATGAACCTTACCGGTTCTTGCCCAAGACTCTGCACCTGAGTCACCAGTCGCAGCGCCCACTCTACCAAGTCCTCGATCTCCTGATCGCGCTCCTCTATTTTTTTTTTCAACTCAGCCAATAGTTTTCGCTGCTCCTCCAGCAAGCCGCGCCATTCGTCCACCGTGCCTTTACGCGCGGCGATCACTGCGTTGTAGATCCCCAAAAATAATCCGCCAAGTCCCGATAACACCAGAAGAATAATTTCAACGCTCATTTTTTCTCCTCCATAACTGCATCACACACCAGGAGAGTATCTCCACCCCGAACAACAAGAGCCAGAACCAGCGTGCCAACAACCTCGACATTTCAATTTGCAACGATACAATTGCTAATACAAAATAAAACACAGCCACAATTCCGCGTGTGAATGCGTGCTCGTATTCTCTCGTACTCACCTTTACTGCCGCCGCAAGCAGGGCAAACAGCGCAAGCAAGCTCGGCGCTATCAATAATTCATCAATCATCTTTGCCTTTGTCTTTCTACCGCTGGGGATCTGGGTCCCCAGCGGTATTGTGTTCAAATTATTTGGCTGAATTCCGCGTGCCGCGCAGCGCATCCACCTTCGTCTGTGCGCTGACCGACGCTGCTACCACCGCGTCCCGTCCACCCACCGCACCGATGAATAACTGCACCACCAGCACGAACTTGTCTATGAACGGACCGGATACAGGGAACAACACAACCAGTTCAGGCAGCCACGCCACGATCAACACGACGATAAACGCCGCAAGCAATGACCAATAGCCGCTGAACTTCAACTGCTCCTTGAAGAAGGCCACTGCCGCCACAACAAACGCAATACTCAATGCAATTTCCATGATCTTTCTCCTTATCTAATTCCCGCCCACTTAAAACAAGAACGGGGCAGTCCTGGTTGGACTGCCCCGTTTCTCATGTCTGTCGGGCGGGTGGATATACACGAAATTATAGCACTTTTTCACCCGCCGCGTGGAAGATAGTGAAATATCCACCAACCAATACGCAACTTTTTACGATACCCATTGCGCTCCGAAAATATGAGCGGGTGTAAACGGATGTCCTTCCACGAAAGACCAACTCCGAACACACGAAACCACCAGATACCTTTTTGACGCATACCACAAATTATTTTCACGAAGCACCTAACGGCTTAGATTACCCGCCAAAAACGGCGGGAGTAGAAACTTTGGCAGATTTGCCGCGCCCGTTTTTGGTCGGGTGCATCTTGTGTTGGGCGGCTTCGATTGCTTGCCAATCCGCAACCAATACGCCCTCATCATTCTGCATAAGCCAAATCCCAGCCTCATTGATGACAACCTTTGTTTTCAATTTACATTCAATTTCATCGGTTGATGAGTAAAGAACTTTATTCATTTCAAAACCTTTCTGGCTATAAGGGAGCCGCCCAACGGTAACGCGGTGTTAGGTGCGAACTATCTTATGGAATTTTACACAGCAACGCGAACAGTAATGTACCCAAGCGGGGTTATTATGTTTTTGTGAAAATTCTGAGTATTCGCAAAACTTATGACCGAATAACCAACACCAAAACTTTGCCATTGTGCCTCCTATCAACCAACGGTTTGCGTTAGCGGCGGGGCGTTACCACGGGACACCCATGGAATACGCAAACGCCGTTGACCAACTTACTTCCACAGGACGAGCAGCAAGCCCCGTCCGCTGCACGCTTTGTTAGGTGCGTTTCTATTTCGCGGATAACTCCATGGGCAAATTCAAGCCAATCTTTTTGCTCCATGACAACCATGGTGTTACCAACTTTGACCATGGCAATTTGGATGCCGCCGATTCTTTCGTGAAATTCAATATCAATTTGCATATTAGCACCTAACTAGCGATTGAGTAGACTGATATATATCAATCCACATAACTTCCCGCGAATGGCTGTCCTGATCTGCTCACTCACCGGGTTCAACCCGCCGCACTTCTCGTTCTCTATCTTCATCAACTCCAGATATGCGGCAGGGATATTCACCAACACCTTGACATAGCCCCTCGGCTTCGGTCCCGTTTTCTTCCTCATCACTCCGCCTGATATGTAGACGGCTTCG